GTATGATATTCGTCAGTAGTGGTTTTCTTACTAGTAGGGGTCCAAGTAAGTTCAAAATATTGCATAAAAGCACGAGCAATATTTGTAAAAGAAAGAAATCGAAACTCAGGAGGGGCAGAAATAATATGATCATCACCAAAGCAAGGAACTTCAATGAGATCAAGAAATTCAGTTAGGGGTTTAGGGGTTTCATGTGGAGCAAGGCTTTCAAGGTAAAGAGCTCGAGAAATATAATAACACATCAGAGCCAATTCATCCGAATTAGTTGGTGTAGTTATATGATTTCCAGAGACATCCTCACCCTGTTTTCCTTTAAAAACTACATTCGCACATACTTTATTGACACCAGGATCATCTTTACAGAATCCTCTGGTATCTTCAAATATGCCACGACGAGTTAATTCAGCTTGTACCGTATGTGTGGGGGATCGACGGTACCATTCTTCTCGGAGTTCGTTGATTTCTTCAGCTGGTTCAGGGCAGAGATTCATATCAAAACCTTTTATATCACCATCTTGGTTTAGGGTATTAGGCCCAAACCGAGTAAGACGACGATAAAGGACTTCCCAATCAGATGAATTGGGATTGATGCCTAGCTGGCACCATAAAAGGTCTCGAGACATTTTCTGATTTTCAACGTAAGCTTCAATAAATTGACGAGAAGCGAGAAACAAAGGCAAAAAAGGAGCATAAATTACACGGGGAATTCGGTATTTGTTATCTTCGATGGGACGACGTTCATCCATCTTTAAAGAAACAGTCCAATATATTGGAACGCGAGGCTTCTTCCCAATATAGCCGCTAAGAAGAGCTTCATAGTCGGCTAACAAAGGAGGAGTCGGAGCATAAATTTTAGAGCCGTCAGGCTGTGACAAGCTTGTAAAATAATTAAGTTTTCCAGGGAGAGTGTGATGTTCAAGAGAATATGGGTAACCGGGGCTGGTTTCCATATGTATAGGGATAGAATAGCGATAAGCTCTCTTTCCATTAATAGCATCGTGCATTGTATAGACTTCAGGTTTAATACGGGTAGGAGTTTTGTCTAACATATACACAGCGATATCATGGAGAAGTTTCCTATCACCTTTGAAGTGATGTTGTGGAATATCCATTTTCTTAAGTGATGCAGTGAGAGGAAAGGTTTTTACACCTTCTTCATTGTAATATGGTTTTCCAAATGCGGGACGAGTAGTAATAGGGGTAACACATTCATAAATGCACGATTCTTCATAAGGAGAATTGGCATTTATACGATGGGCATAAGATGGCTCAAGGATACCAACGGTTTTAATGTTGGGTCCGAGCTCTATCTTAGGCTCTCCAGATGACGAAAATCTAATTTCTTTCATCTGAGGTTCTGTCTGTTTGGGATGTAAAAAACTTTCGTTTAATACAAAGACAGCTTCAAGATCTTCTTGAGTTATAGGAACGCAGTATCCGGTAGAACCAGATCCTGCAATATGGGGTCCTACAATTTTCCGAGGAAAAGAAGAGTTGGTTATAAAGTACATGTT